TCAGAAGGGGGGAGGCGGCGGTTGTGCTCTGGGTGGTTCTGGTCGGCGGACTGGCGGCGGCGGCCCTGCTCCTGCTCTGGGCCATGTACCGGTGACACCAGGCAGGGGGAGGTAAAAGACGATGGGCGTGCCGTGGGCGCGGCGGTGGCACTGCCGCATGGGCCGGTTCCGGGTGCCGGAATGGCTGTTGCCGATGCGGGCGCACCGGCTGGCGGACAACCTCGGCGGGGTCGGATGACCTCCGTGCATCCGGGTGACGTCCTGGCGGTCCGCACCCCCGGGCGGGCGGCGGCCCTCATCCGGCTGGGTGAGGCCCTGGCCGGGAAACCGAACCTGGACAACCATGTGGTCCTCGTCCACCATCAGGACCCGCAGGGCCGCTGGTGGGGAATGGAGGGCCGGCCGGGCGGCGTCGGATGGTGCGACATCCGCCTCTACCTGGCGGGCCGGTGGACGGTCAACAACTGCGGGCAGCCCGGCCGCGGCCCGGCCGCCCGGCAGCGGGTCTGCGACGCCGCCACGGCGATGCTCGGCACCCCCTACGACTGGGAGGGGATCGCCGATGACACCCTCCGCGCCTTCCACATGGCCGACCTGTGGTCAGCCGACTGGGGCGGGACGGCGCCGGGGCATGTGGTGTGCAGTTCCTACACCGCGTTCCTGTACCAGCGGGAAGGGTGGGCGCGTCCTGATACGCCCGGCCGGGACACGGAACCCGCCGACTGGACTGCGTTCAGCATGATGAACGGGTACAACGCCGCTATCGCGTGATTTCAGCGCGGCGGCCTGGCGGCCATCAGGACGATCATCGCCGTGATCACGATCATCGCCGTGATCACGAATACGCGGGTGATGATCGCCAGGAGCCGCTTGGCCCGCGTCCGGCGGATCAGCCGCAGGTCGGATGGGCTCATCTGCCGCCCGTCCCCTGCGGTTGGAGGCGCCGCACCGGGCGGGGCCGGGTCGCGTCCCGCGCTTTCCGGGTCAGGACGACGATCCGCGCCCAGGATTTCGCCCCGTACGCGCGGGAAGCGCGTCGTTTGCGGCGGCGGAGATGCCACAGCAGCAGCGCGGCGACGACGGCGACCGCGAGGTTGCCGACGGCCAGCGGCCAATCCCGGCCGACGATAGCGCCGACGGCGAGGGTCCCGTTACCCGCGACGAACAGCCGCAGGCCTCGGCGAACGCGCCCCCGCAGTTCGGCGGCCGCCCCGCAGAGCACCGCTGTGAACCCCGCGGCGGACAGCAGCAGGAACAATATCCCGGTCATTCCCCGCCGCCATGATGGGTCCAGCGTGCCCGGTACCCGGTGAGATTGTCGGAGATGACCTCCCGCTCATAGGATTGGCCGTCGCCGAGTTCGGCGAGGGTCTCCAACCCGGCGGCCGGGATCTTCACCGCCCGGACCGGGCCGGCCGTGATGTCGGACGCGCCGGCGAGGCGGCTGACGACCGACCGGGCGCCGTCACAGCGGAACAGGAGAATATCCCGGATGCCGCCGGTCATGTCGGTGACGCTGCCCTCGAGTGTCTCCGGGGTCAGGATGCCGAGCGTCTTCCAGTCGCCGTCGGCGTTCCGCTGAATCTCGAACAGCAGGACCCCGCCCCCCGGTCCGCCCATCAGTTGAGTCCCGGCGGGCGGGCGCCCGGCATCCCGTGGTACATGATCCCGGTCGCCTCCGCGACGGCGAGGAGCCCGGTGATCATCTGCCCGCCCGGTGCTTTCCCCGGCCGGTAGAACATCTCATGGATCGTGCCCGGGTCCTGGCGGGTTTTCGCTGCGGACCACAGCCGGCCGTGGATGTCGGCGACCCACGCGCTGCACGTCTCCACCGCGCCGGGCATCAGGTGGAACGTCCGCCCCCGCCGCGCCTGATGGTAGGCGGCGAGGTCGGCCGCCGACGCCTCCGGGCCCGGTTCGGTCAACCCGAACCCCTCCACCTGCAGCAGGAAAGCGTAGGCGGGATCCTCCGGGTGCTGCCGGTGCTGCTCGAGGGTCATCGCCGTCATCATCCGCGAGTAGTCAGTCGGGTTGATGTCCGTCATGATGCACGCCATCGTGCGGCACACCAGCTGATCACCGGACAGGTGGAGGGTCTGGAAGCAGTGCGGGGCGTCCCACTCGACATGGTTCTCGATCTCACGGCGGGCGGCGGCCGCGAACACATCCCGCGGGGGGACGCCCATCATCCGCCTCCTTCCGCCGCCGCCGCGGGCAGTGGCACGCCCCGGGCGTTGACGGCGTCGCAGACCGCCGCCGCTATCGCCGGGGTCGCCACGATGCCGACGCACACATGCGCCTCCCAGTCGTCCCCGGTGACCGCGTACACGGTGCACAGCCCCTGGGTGCGGCTCAGTTTCCGGCCGGGCCGCATCAGCGTCACGGGCGGGTTCAGGCGCCGGCCGAGGGCGCCAGTCAGCGCGCCCAGCATGAGCAGGCGCTCATCGTCGCCCATGTCCTCGACATGTCCGAGGAACTCTTCCATCCGGGCGACCAGCGCCCGGTCCTCGGCCGGGAAATCCGGGGTGGTCATGAGGCCGCTTACCCCCTTCTCTACTTGGGTTCGGGGAAGCTGCGGGCGGTGAGACCCCCGGTGGGGAGTTGCATCCTGGTCATCGTCCGGTCATCGCGGAACGCGTTCCACGCAAGAATGAACAAAGCGAGCTGCTCATGCTCATTCAGCCTTTCCACGGGCGGGATCTTCGCGTTCATCATCCGGTTCCGCAGGGCGAGCACCGGATGCCCGGAGGGGAGGCCCGCGCCGTCCAGGACCCGCTCCATGAACACCTCGGCGGCGTTCCAGTCCGTCCCGTGCAGCACCATCCACGCCATCGCGTAGACGGGCGGGCGGACCGGTTTGAATTCTGTCTTCGCCCGTGCCGCGTATGCGGCGGCCATCGCGAGTCTCGGGTCGACCTTCTGGTAGTCGATCATCTCCGTGTGGGTCGGCTGGTAGCCGCCGCCGGTCGTGCGGAGGCCGTGCAGCCATCGCAGCGCCCAGCGGGTCACCGACGCGAGGAGCGCGGCGTTTTTCTCGCCGTTGATCGCGAACTGGTCGGACAGGCGGCGCGGCAGGCCCGTGTCGATCGTGTCCTGGTCCTCCGGGTCGACCCCGGTCACCACAATCGACCAGAACGGGACGTCGGCGCGGAGGCACGCGTACAGGCGATGCTGGCCGTCGGCGACCGTGCCGTTCCACGCGATTTTCAGTGTCTCCCCGTTGCGGCGCCATTTGCCCGCTTTCATGTCCCTCGCGTACTTCTCGATCCCGGACTCATCCCGCAGGGGCCGGTTGTCGCGTGCTTTCCCGCCGTTCGCGGCGCGCTGGGCGGACACGGCCGCCTCGTGCCGTCTGATCCATTCCCTGGCGAGGTCGGGGGTGATCTCTGTCATTTCCGCCCGGATCTCGATCCCCTCCGGCCGTTCCGGGCCGCTGGCGGGGGTGAAGGGGTTGAGGACTGTCTCTGTGGTCACTGTAGAATCTCCTTCGTGGGATTGCCATGTGTTGCTGGGCTCCCGGCCGTGTTCTTGAGGGCACGGCCGGGAGATACTCCATCCGGGTCGGTCATTTGCAGCCGCGTTCCCACCTGCCGGCGGTCCGCGTCCACCGGCATTGCGGCGCCCTGGCGGCGTCTTCGGCGTCCCACCGCTGCCCGGTCGCCAGGACCGCCCGGTTGTAGGCGAACGCCCCGTCGTCGGTGAGCGAGACCAGGCCGTGGCAGTGCTGGCACTGCGCCCCGGTCAGGAGCCGGCCGGCGAGCTCATCGCACGCCTCCGCCGGTGACGTCTTGTCCTCCGCCGTGATCTTCGCGCCCTTATAGACGGCTGTGGCGTACCATCCTGCCTGGTCGGATGGGACGTTCTCGTGAACATAGCCGCATTCGAATTCCCTGGCGCCGGTGCGGCCCACCAGGTCGGCGCATGCTTTCACCGCGGCGCCGCCCGGATAGGAACCAGTCGCGTCGCGGACGGTGACAACCCGGGCGCCGGTGAATTCGGTGATCGTCTCCTGCCCCTCCCGTGATCGCGCCCACTCGTCGGCTTCTTCTTTGCTCGCGTCGTACTGGCCGTCGATGACCGCTTTGGCGAGGACGCGGAGGAGCGGACGGGAGCTGCGGGGGGTGCCGGGGCGGGCGGCGAGTTCCCGCAGGTCGGCGACCAGCTGCACGTCGGGGGTGTCGAGGGGCGACAGGTAATCGTGATAGTAGCCGGTTCGTGCCCGTTCGATCATCTCCTCGGGGACACCGGGTATCGCCTCCAGCGCCCTGGCGAGTTTCGCAGTTGTATGCTCACTGTCTGTCATGCAGGTCACGCTACCTGATTTGCGGTCGCGTTTGCAGTAACCTTTGCGCTATGAATGCGGAACAGGAGGCGGTGACAGTCGCCCAGGTGCGATCATGGCTCCGATCGGGCCGGGCGAGAGCGATCAGACAACGGGCGGGAATCTCGCAGGCCGAGGTCGCCCGCGCGGTCGGCACCGACCACGCGCAGATCTCACGATGGGAGTCGGGGGTGTACGCGCCGGCGCGCGGATCCGCGCTGAAACTCGGCCGCCTGTACGACCGGCTGGAGCGCCTCGCAGCAGTTGCGGACGCCGCGGCCAGCCAACCGGACCGCGGCGTCATCGTGGTCGCACCCGGCGCGACCACGGCGGACCTTCGGTGAACGCCCCCCTCAAACTCCGAATCCCCGGCGACCCGTGCCGCGACGCCGGCGACCCGACTGGTTTCGACTCCGCGATCGCCGGCGTCCCCGATCGCTGGTATGTGACCGTCAACGGGGAGCGGGCGTTCGCCGCCCAGCTCGCCATCCGGGACCTGCGGGTTCTCTCCGATGCGCTCGCCGCGGGCATCAACGAAGAATTGCATCACGCCGAATGGACGATCACCGGCGACCCCGGGCAGGTGACCACGCTCGGGCTGATGCATGACTGCGGGTCGTGCCGCGCCGGGGTCGACCAGGCCCTCGCGTTCCTGCGGGACAACCCGGACGGGGAGCTCGCCGTCGGGCAGTTGTGGTGGGCCGCCCAGCCGGCGGGATGATGATCAGGCTGCTGCGGGGCATCGGCTCGGCGGCGGCGGTCATCGTGATATGCGTTGTTGTCGTGCTGCTGCTCAACCTGCTGCTAGGCACCACTGGAGGCACCGGATGACGTTCGATGATCTCCCGATCGAGGTCCGCCGCGAGCGGTGGGGGTGGTTCGGGGAACCGTGGCCCTCAGGTGTCTGCTACGACGATGACGACAACCTCCGGGCGGACATGCGGAAACCGTTTCCCGCCGGCGAGTCCTGCCTGTACTGCGGTGAGCCGTTCGATGAGAAGGCGGGCGATTCGGGGCAGGCGATGCCCTTCCTGTCGACCGGGCGGGTCGCCCACGTCCATAAGGAATGCTTCTTCCGTGAGGTCGCCGGGCCGCTCGCCCACCATGAGAAGCACTGTCACTGCTACGGGGGCGACGGCAACAGCACACCGGGGATGACGCACCGCCAGGAGGCGCTCGAGGTGTGGCGGCGTTTCACCGCCAACTCCTGACGTTGTTGTGCGGGACCGTCTCCCGCTCATCCTGCGGGCCGAAGCCGTCGATATCCCAGGGGGCGTCCTCGAGGTGCTCTGTCGCCCGGCCCGCGATTTCCCGCATCCGCCGGGCCGCTTTCGTTTCCTCGCCCGCCCCCACGTCGTCGAGTTCGATCGCCCCCGCCCACCTGCGGACACTACCCGGGGTGCCGTCACCCAGATGCGGAACAAACGCCTGCACAACGGCGGTGCCGTGGTCGGGGGACCGGCCGGTCCGCTCCCGGATGTCATCGGTGCTTTCCACCAGGATCTTGCCTCCGGATCGGACCTCCCATTTGGGGGTGGACAGGTCACCGAGGAGCATCTCGTTGTCGGGCAGGCACATGTCCGGGTTGGCGGACGGGTCGAGCAGTTCCCGGAGCGTCCACCATGCTTCACTGCGGCGGTTGTAGAAGCCCATCTCGCGCGTGTGGTCTTTTTTCTTGGATGCGCGGGATGCGTTGAACGCCACCACCAGGGCGTGCTGCTCGCGGAGTCGGTCGACGACCCCGGCGCCGACGCCGATCACATCGACCACCGCGGTACGGGACGTGTCAGCGTCCAGGACGCCTTTCACCCGGCCGGTGGTGGCCATGGTGTCCTCGCGGGTGTACTCGCGGAGCTCGGTGACCACGGGGCCGTTGCGGATCGCGAGGACAGTGCGGTCGACGCCGAACCGGGCGACGTCCACGCCGACGGTGCGGGGGCGGCCCGTGTCCGGTTTCCCGGCGGCCTCCCACTCATGCCAGCGGGCAACCGCCGCCTCCGCCCACGCGAGCGGGATCACTGTTTCCTCGTCGCTGGCGTAGAACTCGCCGAGGACCCGGTTCTGGTAGATCGCCGACTCGGTGCCCCACTGCCGGGCCCGCTGCTCCGCCCAGTCGGCGGTGATCCGCCCTGCGGCCATCGCCTGCTCGAGGGTGACGTGGACCGGATGCCAGTCCTCATAGCCGGCCATGCGCCGGCAAATGTCGTAGAACCGGCCTTGCGGGGCGCCGGGTGTTGACAGGGCCAGCGCGTACGCTTCGGTGCCGCCGTCGCCGGCGCCGGAGAACGCGCCTTCGCATGCGTCGAACGTGCCGGCGGGGATCGCCTTCGCCTCGTCGTAGACGAACAACAGGCTGTCGGCGTGCGCGCCTTCGATGAGGGCCGAGTTGGCTGAGGCGGCGGCGAACGCGGCCCCGTGGCTGAGTTTCAGGTTGATGTTCTGCAGCTCGTGGGCGCGGGAGAACGGGCGGCCGTCGCGGACCTTGTCCCAGCGGAGTTTCCCCGCCCACTTGTGGATCTCCGGCCAAGTGTATGCAGTCAACTGATGCCACGCCCCGGCGGTCGTGACGACTTTCCAGTCGACCCCCGCCGCGTCCCGGGTCAGGGCGAACCACAAGACGGCTATCGCAGCCTGCGAGCTTTTCCCGAGTCCTTTTTTAATCCGTGGGGGCCGCGGACCGCTGTGCGTTTACGCTGCGGCAGGCCCCCAAGGATTTCCTCCTGGTAGACGGTGAGGCCGTCGGTGCCGCGCCAGTCGATGCAGTCCGCCGCGAACGCAACCGGGTCGTTGTAATACCGGGCGACGCCCTGCTTGATCCGCGCCGCCCGCCGCTGAAGGTCCAGCAGGTAGCGGAGGCGGTCAGGCGGGGCCTGTATCTGCAGGGTCATTGCGGGCCAGTTGGGATTCAAGGTCGGTGATCTGCGACTCGATCATGTCGGCGGTGATCACTTCCACGCGGGACTGCGCCGGCGCGTCGTAGCCGTGCATCCTGGCGCGCCGCTCAAGGAGCCGCAGGATCACCGTTGTGTGGACCGCGATGGGCGCGTCGTCGATGACGTCCTCGAATATCGGGATCGGCTTGCCGTCATCGTCGAGTTTCTCGATGCCGTCGTCATGGCGTTCGATGCCGACGAACCGGCGGACCACCCGGCCGTTGGCGACGGCGACGTGCGGCCGTTCGAGGGCCTCCCAGTTTTTCTCGATGAGCCGGTCGAGGCGTTCGAAGTCGAGGCGTTTCGCGGCGGTGGCGCCGGGGGTGACGATGAGGGCGTACGCGCGGTGGATGGCTTCGCTGACCCGGCCGCGGGACCCGAAGCCGAGCTCGGCGGCGATCCGCTCATGGGTCCATCCCTGGCCGTGGAGTTCGGCGGCGCGCATGTCGCGGGCGGCCGTGGCGGGCGTGCGGCGGAACCGGCCGTTGCTGCCGCGCGTTCCGCCGGTCATGATGTTCCGCCGAACCGGTAGCCCCAGCCGGCGGGCCGCTCAGCGGGGAGCGGCGTGACCATCCCCGCCTCGCTGGTGTGGAAGAAGCACACGAGGACGGGTTTCCCGTCGGGCATGATCTTGACGACGGTCGGGTTGCCGCACGCGCAGTCCGGGCCGTCCTCGTTCTCCGTCCAGGCTGGTGTCTGGGCCTGCGGCGCCTCGAGCCGGGCGCGCTCCTCGATGACGTTCCGCCGGGCGACGGTGTACGGCTCGCCTGTCTCAGCCATGCGCTTGCGGGCGGCGGCCTTGATCTTGTCGCTCATTCAGGCTCCCCCTGCCCGTCGGTGGCGGGGTTGTGGAGGCGTTCGGAGGCTTCCCTGCTCTCCGGGGCGAACCGGCCCGACGCTGTCCGGGTCCGGGCCGGCTTCGGTGCGGGGACCTCGGGGGCGACGGCCTGGCGGATCTGCTCAATGCTGGCCAGGATGATCATCTGCTGCTGGGTCAGCGCGAGGATCTCCTCGGACTGCTGCTTCATCGTCTCGGTGTTGCCCTGGGTGTGCAGGGCCACCTCACCGCTGATCCGGTCACCGCGGTTCGCGCTGATCTGCAAGATGATGCCCTGAACGGCGGCGAGGCACGACAAGCACAGGTTCAGCAGAATGTACGGGAAGATATCCCATTTGATGCTGGTGCGCTGCAGCAGGATCCAGACGGCGATGATGACGCCGACGGCGCCGAGTGCCGTCCAGGTGCCGAACCATCTTTTCAGGATGTCGGCGGCGCGTTCGCCGACGGTGAGCTGGGCGCCGGAGCGGACGCCGGGGTGCCGGTGCCACAGGCGGGTCCCTGGCGTCACCATCTGCGGCCGCCGGTCATGCGGCACTGCCGGGGAGGAGGCGGGAGCAGGCGAGCGCGACGGCGACGGCGGCGGCGAACAGGCCGGCGGTTTCGGCGAGCGCCAGGCCGCGGCCCCGGTTCGGCCGCAGGGCCGCCACGATGACAACAACCGCAGCGCAGATCAGGGCGCACCATGTGACAGCCGGGAGGCCGCGGGTGAACGCGAACGGGATCGCGGGGGCGAGCGCGCCGGCGAACGTCGCCATGGCCATCACAGCGGACGCGCCCCAACCTGAGTCGCTGTCGGAGAGGAACTCGCCGCCGCCCATGCTCACCGCGGACGTCAGGGCGCCACTCACTGCGGCGGGAAATATCAAGGAAGGGTGGGCCATCGCGAGGTAGATGACGACGCCGATCAGGCTGGCGGCTCCGTCGAACGCGCCGAACACGGCTGGGCGGGTGAGCCGCAGTCGCGTGTTCCCGGCGGGGCGGGCGGTGGCCATGATGCCAGAGTAGCGGTCGTGCAGATGCGCGCGACAGATGCACGTGCAACAGGGGAGGGCGAGCGCGGTCAGGGGGGCGGAATCACGCCTCTTGGACGGTGCCGTCAGCGAACGTGATCCGCGCAATCTTCCGGCCGGGGCCGGTCTCGTCCTGGCCGGGCACGCGGACCGCGGCGGGGCCGTCGACTGTCGCGGACCACACGACCTCGCGGGTGCCCGCGTTGAGCAACTCAATGGTGAACGGGAACGCCTCCGCAGGGAGATCCCTGAACGCGACGGGCAGCGCAGTCACTCTGCGCCCCTCCAGATGTTGAGGAAGGCCGCCCAGCGGCACCGGGCCCGCCGGCGGCAGATCCACGCGGAGCGCACCGGGTTGGACACCTGCGGGACCAGTTCCATCTGATCCTCCGGCATGTCACGCCCGCACACCGGGCAGCGCACGGTCACCGGTCCCCCCACTCGATCACGACGGTCTCCCCGGATTCCACCACGTCACCGGGGACGACCACCCGGTAGTCCTCCCCGCCGGCGTCATGCACCTGCCGGACCGACATCTGCACATCACGGAGCGCGGCCTCCGCCGTCTCCCGGTTCGCGAACGGGATGGTGACGAACTCCGCAGCGGTGATAAACCGGTCACGCCCGTCCAAGCGGACACTGAACGCGCGGCCGAGCCGGATCACCACCTCGAACGCGGTCACGCCGCCCTCCAGATGTTGAGGAAGGCCACCCAGCGGCACCGGGTCCGCTTACGGCACACCCACGCGGACCGCACCGGGTTAGACACCTGCGGGACCAACTCCATCTGATCCGGGGGCATGTCACGCCCGCACACCGGGCAGGCGGTCATCGGCTCGCCGCCAGGTAGACAGCCATCAGCCACCACCAGATGCTCAGGGCGGCGACGGCGAAGACCTCGCGGCGAGGCGCGGCGGCGGCGAGGCACGCGAACGTCGCCCCCAGTCCCGCCAGGACACCGACCAGCAGACGGCGGTAGCGGCTGCGGACCTTCGGCTTGCTCATGACGGCAACTCCCATCGCTGTCCGAACACCTCAACCACCGTCGGCTGATCCTGGGGTGGTTCCGCGGTGGCGGGCGGCGGGGTCTTGCGGGCCCGCTGGTGGCCGAGGGCGGCCCGGTTGCGCTTATGCCGTTTCCTGCGCAGCTGCGCGCCCGACAGTTTCGCGTTCTCCTGCCCGGCCTTGATCAGTTTCAGTATGTCCGCCTCAGTGACTCCCGCGTACACCGCCAGGCGCTTGACGTTATCCATCCTTCAGTCCACCTCCATCGGCGCGGCGCTCACACTGGCCGTTCCATGCCGGGCAGCGCGGTGATGGCGGCCCACTCTCCTGGTGTCCACTCAAACTCGTGCAGCAGATAGTAGCCCTCCTGACCCTGGACGGACCGGGCGTACCTGGCGAACATGTCGCGCCAGTCGACAGGGGGGTCCGGCCACGCCAGGTTCGGGTCACCCGTGAGCGCGCGGAATACCTCAAGCAGGTCGTCCATAGTCTCGGCGGTGTTCGGCTCGCCGCTGAACTGGTAGGCGATGTCGAAGGTCAGGCTTGATCGTTCGTCGCGACGCCCGGTCTCGTAGCTCGCGTCATCCATCAGGTGCGCCGCCGTTCTGATCTTGACGTGCGGCGCGGCTGGTTCCGCATGACACGTTCGAAGTGGACGCCGGGTTCGTACTGCCAGTCATGCGGCAGGCCGGTGCCGCCACTGCGCACGATGTGATTGTCGAGGGCGGCGATCAGCACGGCCAGCGGGTCGCCTTTGGCCTCAAGGTCGTCGGCGTGGCACAGGTCGCGGATCTTCTCCAGCGCTTCGTCCGGGTCGAATCCGTCAGGCATCGGTGGCCGCCGCCTTCCCGCCGAGCATCCCCTGGGCGCGGCCGACTGCTCTGTTCACCATCTCCACCCACCGGGGGGACATCTCCCCCGGCCACAGCACCTCACCGGTAGCCGGGTCGGCCTGGTACTCGACCAGGGCGACGGCGCCCCGCCAGGGTTGGCGGAGATGGCTGTCGGACAACTCCCGCAGAACCATCTCGGCGAGCGGGTTCGGCTCGTAATCGTTTGTGAACAGCAGCGCGATGTCGGAGGCGAGCACCTTCAGCGGGCCGCGGCCGGGTATGCGGGCGGCGGCCACCGTCACGGTGGCGAGCGCCCCCGGGGCGACCGGGCCGCCCACCATCGCCTCCACATCCCTCACCCGCTCGAGCGGATACCAGGACAGTTCCCCAGCCGGGGTGATCACCGCGTAAGCGTCAGCCATCAGCGGGCACATCCTGTTCGGGCACAGGCACCATGTCGTAGAACCGATCCCAGTTCTTGTCGTCCGACTCGTACAGTGTGTCGTTTCCGCTGCTGTAGGCGAGGTACTCGCCCGGCTCGACCGTCGCGTAATCCGGGCGGCCCGGATGGTGATCGTCGTGGCCGACGAACCAGGCGAGCAGCATCCGTTTCCCGGACGAGAACTTCACCTCGGCGACCTCGCCCTGCCCGCCACCAGCCATGCGGGCGACCGCGCGAAGATCATCAAGCGGCCGTCCCGGATCGTACCGGGCCGCGAACTGATCCTCCCACTCCTCCGGGCCGTGCTCGGCCTTGAGCCGGTAACGCTGAACGCTCATGTCTGATCCCTCGGGTAGAGCAGCGCGTGCACGGCGGCCAGTATGGCCGCGTCGGCGGTGTACTCGTCATCCGCCTCGTAATCCTCCGGGACGACCTCGCGGACGGCGGCGAGCGCCTGCCCTGCCGCATACTGGGCGACGATCGCCTCATGCTCGGTCAGGTGCTCCGGGTCGAACACGTAAACCCGCCGTGGGGTGCCCGGCTGATCGCATTCGGGGCGCCCGTCACGGTGGATCGCGTCACTGGCGAAATGCCGGTGGAACGGCCCCCACGATTCAGGCCAGTTCCCGGTCTCCTCGGCCCTGTCGCGGTCCCGCTGCCATGGGGTCCTCGCATCCTCGCGGTCAGTCACCGCTCCCACCTCCGTTCGGCCACCCGCTCAGGTTGATCTCATGGACGCCTTCCGCAGCCATCTCCGCCCGCGTCTGCGTCGGGTCCCACATGAGGATCCGGCATCCGCTGGTGTTGCCGCAGAACGCCTGGTTACCGCCGGGGAGCACCATACGCGGCGGCTCCCCGCACTCCGGGCAGTGCAATCCGATCGGCGTACCGTCGTCAGTGCTCATCGCTTGCCGCCCCTCGTCGCTGCCTGCGGTCAGGATCTCGCGGATGAACGCCCGCTCGTCCTCGGTGCCGCCTTCAAGGTCGAACTCGCCGCAGCGAAAAGCGGCCTCGATGATCGGGGCGGGGTCGAAGCCCCACCGCTGGCGGAACGCCTCCGCCGCCTTCTCGAACTCACTCATCGCCGCTCCCACCGCCCATCCTCGAGCCACGCCGTTCCTGCCGTCGCAAGGTGCCGATCATGCGCGTCTGCCAGACGATCTGCGCCAGGCAGCAGATGACCGCCACCGCCGAAGGCAAGCGAGAAACCCCGGCGGCGGCGAGCATGAAGGCGGCGTTCAGGGCGGCGACGAAAAACGCGGCGACACGGATCCTGCGCGCGATCCTGATCTGCCGCTGAACATCGGCCACGCTCATCGCCGATCCCCCGTCCCGGGCCGGTTCCGCGCAAGCGCGTACAGCGCCTCGCGCCATTCGTCGTCCCGGCGTTCCCGTGCGATCGCCTGCGTGTGGTCCGCGATGACGGGCGTGACGGAGATGACGCCCTTGACCATGCGCAGGGCGTTCAGGGTGTACTCGGCGTCGTCCTCGCGGATGTCCTCGGCCAGCACCACGATGTAGCCAGCATGCCGGTCAGTCACTGTTCCCACCGTCCTTTCTCGATCCACTCGTCGATGCGCCGCATCGCGCCCGAGGTCGCCTGCGTGTCCCGTTCCGCGCACATCGGGCAGGGATCGATGCAAGACTCCCGTCCCACCCTGTCCAGTCCCGCGAAATGCTCGGCCGCCTGCGCGTCACGCTCGAACAGTTCGCTCACCGGACGCCAGCGGCCACCCGGACCCGTCATCGGGGCGCCCTCCCCCTCGCCGGGCGCGGGCCGCCTTGTGTCCCGGAACCAGCCCATCGCGGGGCCTTCATGCGACCCGTCACAGTGACCGCACTCGCACGCCGACACACTCGCCATCGTCGCCGCGAGCATCCGGTCGGCGAGGGCGGCCCGCGCGGCGATCTCATCCGCCGGCGGTTCGCTCGGCTCCCAGCCGAGTCCGATCTCCAACTCCCGCAACCGCCGCCAGTCCTCTGGGGTCATGCGCGGGCGGCTAAGCTCCCGTTCCCGCCGGCGGAGGGTGCCGATCATGCGCGTCTGCCAGACGATCAGCGCAAGGCAGGCGATGACCGCCGACGCCGAGAATGGTGCCAGGATCTGGTTCAGGAGAGACCCCCCGGCGCCGTTCACGGCGAGCATGAGGGCGTTCAGTGCGGCGGCGAAGAACGCGGCGACGCGGAGCCTGCGCGTCTGCCTGATGCGGCGCTGAACATCGGCCTCCGCGAAGTACTGGATCTCGGGCTTCACGTCATGCCCCCGATCTCGTCGTCGAGGGGCGCGGCCTCTCCGTAGTTCGGCCCGGCGTCAGCCGCCCGGCGGGTGGCGCGCCATCCCTGCCTATCGCCGTCGATGACCGTCCCGTCGCTGAGCACGTACTCGTCCACCTGCTCGGGGATCGCGGTGTTGCGCGGGTCCTCCGGGTCGTACTCGGGCAGGTAGCAGATCAGGTCCTGGTAGTGGCTGCAGCCGCAGCCGATCTCGTGGGCGCGGTGGCGGGCGGCGTGCTCGTCGAGCAGCCTCATGATCTCGGCGATCCGCTCGTCGCTGATGCGCTGCGCGGCGGTCATGGCCGGCCCTCCGTTCCCGCTGCGGCCTTGAGTTCGGCGAGCTTCAGTTCGATGCCCTCGGTGACAAGGCTGTTCATGGGCACCCGCGCCTCAAACGCAGCACGCCGCAGTTGCTCGTACAAGTCTTCCGGCACGCGGATGGTCAGGGCTTGCGTATCCATGATGGCATCATACCATGCAACCACCACACCGTCACTGGCATTGGTACCCTCGTGCCTAACGGACTTCACCTCTACTCGAGAGGGCGGTGGTTACGACGGGGTTTCCCGTGGGGCCATGGGTGCCGGTGCTCATGGTGAGCCTCCAACCGCTCACCCAGGCAAGTTGGGCCGGTCAACTCCCGCCGGTCGGCGCCGGCGAGGCGTTCTGGGCGAGTTCCCGTGACGCCCCCGGCCTCGTCGCCGACGGGCAGGCCGAGTACGCGCCCCCCGGCACGATCGCGCCGCCGGTTGAGCCAACCCGGACAGTTCACGGAAGCCCGGGGTTCGGCGCGGGGACGAGCAACTGCTCGCCAGGCTAGCGGCTGAGCGTCGTTCCGTTGGCGACGACGAGCCCGGTCACCGACATGGCCCCGGCGTCGGTGGTGAGCCTTGCCGCCCACGCCCTGGCGTCAGGCCCCGGCGAGGAACACGGTGACGGTCG